GAAAGAAAGGACGCGAGCGATCAAATGCGCGCAAAATTTTTGGCCAAATGCCTCTGACCAGTGGCGGAAAACGTAAAGCTTTCAGCCATTTTGTCGCCATTGCTCGACGAGCGCAAGGGCATGGGCGGCGATCGACAAGGATCGGGCCGCAAAGCTAGACGCCTCCACAACACAAAGAAGCACAACGATCCGGTTTCGTTCCTCAAGGAAGTGATGAACGACGAGGCCGCAGGCGCGGGGCGACGTGTTCAAGCCGCAATCGCGGCACTCCGATTTGAATCGAAGAAGGGATCTGTCAAGGGTGGCAAAAAAGCAGAGCGCGAAGAAGCCGCAAAGGAAGTCTCAGGCGGAAGATTCAGCGCCGCTCGCAAACCCCGCACCGCTCCCTAGCTGGTCGACGGCGTGCCCCGATTGGGAGCAGCGCCTACTCAGTGGTCAGTCACTCATCCCCTTCTCGCCGCTCTTCCCGCAGGAGGCTGAAGAGGCGCTGACGCAGTTCAAGTATCTCCGCGTTGCGGACGTGCTTAATTCCCCGACGATGGGCGAAATATGCCGCCCTTGGATCTTCGACTTTGTATCCGCGCTCTTCGGTTCGTATGACGTAGACACCGGCAAGCGTCACATCACAGAGTACCTGCTTTCTGTGGCGAAGAAGAACGCCAAGTCCACCTTAGCGGCAGGCATAATGCTTACGGCGCTGATCCGGAACTGGCGCAAGAGCGCAGAGTTCCTGATTCTGGCGCCAACACTCGAAATCGCCAACAACTCCTTCTACCCTGCACGCGACATGGTGCGGCAGGACGAGGAGCTCTCGGCACTCCTGCACGTGCAGGAGCATCACCGAACGATTCATCACCGCATCTCCGGCGCAACGCTCAAGGTCGTCGCAGCTGACAACGAGACGGTCGGCGGTAAGAAAGCAGGCGGCGTGCTTGTGGACGAGTTATGGCTCTTCGGCAAGAAGAATGACGCCGAGAACATTCTCCGTGAGGCGATGGGCGGTCTGGCGTCAAGACCGGAAGGCTTCGCCATTTACCTGACGACGCAGTCGGATGAATCCCCGGCAGGCGTCTTCCGCAGCAAGTTGAATTATGCGCGGGCCGTCAGAGACGGCTCGATCGTCGACAATCGGTTCCTGCCGGTGCTGTACGAGTTCCCGCCCGCAATGGTGAAGGACGGCAAGGTGCCGCCTAGCAACCTTTGGCGCGTTAGCAATCCCAACTTAGGCGCTAGCGTCGATCACGAGTTCCTGGAGCGCGAGTACAAGAAGGCGCAGCACGCGGGGATCGAGTCGCTTAGCGGTTTCTACTCGAAGCACTTGAACATCCAGATCGGCAACGTGCTCCGTGCCGATCGTTGGGCGGGCGCAGACTTCTGGGCGCAGCAAGGCCGCAGCACCCTTACGCTGAAGGAGATCCTCGAGCGCTCCGAAGTTGTAGAGGTTGGCGTCGATGGTGGAGGGCTGGACGATCTTCTTGGCCTTGCGGTAATCGGTCGTGATGCCGAGACCAAGCAGTGGCTGGCATGGTTTCACGCTTGGGCGCACGTCAGTGCGCTTGAGAAACGCAAGTCAGAAGCGCCGCGCATGCTCGATCTGCAAAAAGTGGGCGACATGACTATTGTTGAGCGCATGGGCGAGGATGCCGAGGAAGTGGCGGAAACGGTCAACAATATCTACAAGTTAGAGACGCTCGACAAAATCGGCGTCGACCCCATCGGTATCGGCTCGATCCTCGACGCATTCATCGCGAAGCGGATCCGGCAAGACATCGTCGTCGGAATCTCGCAGGGCTGGAAGCTTGGCGGCGCGATCAAGACGGCGGAGCGTAAGCTGGCAGAAGGCGTGCTGGTGCATTGCGCGCAGCCTTTGATGGACTGGTGTGTTGGGAATGCGAAGGTCGAGCCGCGTGGCAACGCGATACTGATTACGAAGCAGGCCAGTGGCACAGCGAAGATCGATCCGCTGATGGCGGGCTTCAACGCCATTCAACTCATGTCGTTCAATCCGCCATCGAGGCGGAATCGGTTTCAGATGTTCTCGTTGTCGTAGCGTCTCGGAGGTTCCATGAAGCAATTCAGCGAGGCAGAGATCCGACGCGCCTATTCGGTCGTGGAGTTCAAGGGCGTCGAGGAGTCGGATGACGCCTGGCGCATCACAGGCGTCGCAACCACGCCGCGTGTGGACCGTGTCGGCGATATCGTGGAGTCAAGCGGCGCGAAGTTCGCGCTTCCGCTTCCGCTGCTCCTGCAACACAACTCAAATATGCCTGTCGGGCAGGTCATCGAGGCAAAGGCATCGAGCAAGAGTATCCGCTTCGTTGCGGAGATTCCGAAGATCAAGGAATCGGGCACACTCAAGGATCGCGTCGAAACGCTGATTCAAGAAATCCGCTACGGCTTGCGGTCCGCGGTCTCCATTGGCTTTACTGCGCTGAAGGATGGCGTGGAGTTTATGGAGGAAGGCGGCGTCCTTTACAAGTTGTGGGAGTGGCTGGAGCTGTCCGTCGTTACGATCCCAGCCAACCCCGATGCAAGAATTACATCGCTGAAGTCGCTCGACGACGAGTTGCGCGCCGCGCTCGGTGCACATGCAGCTCATCGCGTCGTGAAACTCGGCACCCACAAACCCGGCGACTCGGGGCAACTCAAGAAGGGAAGAGAAATGCGTACCATCAAAGAACAGATCGCCTCCTACGAGGCGAAACGCCAGGCAAGCGCCGCTGCCCTCACCGAGCTCGTCAACAAGTCGGGCGAGAAAGGTGAGAGCATGAGCGCCGAAGAGCAGGAGCAGTTCGATACGCTCGAAGCTGAGGTCAAGGCCATCGACGCGCAGATCAAGCGCCTGAAGGTCGCCGATGAACTGAACGTTCAGTCCACCGTCACCGTCAAGGCTGACGAACAGGATCACGGCTCGAAGAGCCGCATTCCTGCCGGCAGCGGCGTGCGGATCAGCTCCAACCTGCAGCCCGGCATCCGTTTTGCCCGTATGGCGATGGCGGTCGCGCGCGCCAAGTCCTACGGCATGGGCTCCACGCCGGAGATGATGTACCGCGCTGATGCGCGCTGGATGTCCTCGGCTCCGGAAGTGGCCGATGTTCTGAAGGCGGCGGTCAATGCGGGCGACACGACCACGGCGACATGGGCAGCGGAACTCGCTTACGCGCAGAACATCGCGGCCGAGTTCATCGAGTTCCTGCGTCCGCAGACGATCATCGGTCGGGTCACCGGCTGGCGTTCGGTGCCGTTCAACGTGCGCGTCGCGAGCCAGACCAGCGGCTCGACCGGGTACTGGGTGGGGCAGGGCAAGCCGATCCCGATGAGCCAGATGGCGACGTCGAGCGTCTCGCTCGGCATCGCGAAGGTCGCCGGGATGGTCTCGATCGACAAGGAGCTGGCGCGGCTCTCGACTCCGAGCGCTGAAGGCCTGGTGCGAACCGACCTGGCGCGCGAGTGTCAGGAGACGCTGGACCTTTCGCTGATCGATCCGAACCAGGGTGGGCAGACGAACATCCAACCGGCGTCGCTGACCTACGCGGTCACGCCGGTGACGCCGAGCGGTACGAACTACGCCGCTTTCGTCACGGATGTGAAGAGCCTGTTCGCGACGGCGATCGCGGCGAATCTGGACATCTCCCGCGCAACCTGGGTGATCTCGCCGACCACGGCTCTGGCACTCTCGCTGATGGTGACGTCGCTCGGCAATCCGCAGTTCCCGGGATTGACGATCAACGGCGGCACGCTGATGGGTCTGCCGGTGATCGTGTCGCAGCAAGCCTTGATCGCTGGTTCGCCGCAGTACTCGAACATCATGGTGCTGTTGTTCCCTGGCGAGGTGTTCCTGGCCGACGACGGTGTCGCAAACGTCGAGGCCAGCGATCAGGTCGCTATCCAGATGCTCGACAACCCGACGAACCAGTCGACGGCGACGTCGACCCCGACGACGATGGTCTCGATGTTCCAGACCGAGTCGATCGCGGTCAAGGCCGTGCGGTACATCAACTGGGCGAAGGCGCGCTCGCAGGCCTGCGCCTTTATCCAAGCCGCAGCCTACGCTTAGACGGATCTCCTCCTCAACTAAGCGTGGGGCTTTACCCGCTCAGCCCTTTCGAGGGCTGGGCGGCTTTTCTTTACATCAGGGATTCTAAAATGCGAAAACTTATTGCCAATAGGGCATTCAGGTACGCAGATAAAGACCTTGCCGTTGATGAGGAGTTCGAGTGTGAAGAGGAGCGACACGCCGATTTGTTTC